AGATTATATATCAAGCGAAGAATTAAAGGAGCTTGAACAAATGGAAATGCTTATATCTTCTCTTATCAATCTTGGTTGGGGATATAATCAGATAAAAGAATTTATAATGCAAAATCAAATTAAAAAATTAGCATGCTAATTGACTTTGGGCAGTAGTCGTTAAACAGGTCTATTTTTTATACAGTAAATCTGGTTTGCTGAACCTAAAATCAGCAACACAAGGACATGGCGACGTCCTAAAAAGCCTATGTGTGATATGTGTGAAAGGAGATAAGAATGAAAACTGAAGATTTAAAAAATCAAGGTCTGACAGATGAACAAATATCATTTGTTATGTCTGAAAATGGCAAAGACATTGAAAAATTCAAGACCGAAAATGAAACAAACAAGACTGAATTAAAATCAGTTAAAGAACAACTAAAATCAGCCAATGAAACTATTGAATCTTACAAGAATATGAATATTGAAGATATCAAGAAATCAGCAGATGATTACAAAGCTAAATTTGAGCAATCAGAAAATGAAAGAAAATCAGAAATTGAAAAGCTTAAACTAACACACGCAATAGATAATGCACTTACTAAAGCAGGTGCTAAAAATCTAAACGCAGTTAAAGCTACACTTGATTTATCAAATGTGAAACTTGATGGAGATAAGCTTTTAGGATTTGATGATTTGCTCAAAAATAGCAAAGAACAAGATGGCTATCTGTATGATGATGTGCAACAAAGTCAAGGTACAGGTAGCACAGGCAATTTTGGTAAGCAAAATAATCAAAGCAGTATTGAAAGTGTTGGTCAAAGATTAGGTAAACAAGAAACTAACGCTAACTCAATAGACAATCCATATTTTAAATAATCAAGGAGGAATAAAATGAGTAAATTTCTTGAAACTAAGTATGCGAGTGAAAAAAACATACTTAAATTTGATCCTTATGTAGCAACATCAGTAATAGTAGATGATGCAGGGATAGTTGCAACAGAAGGTAAGAAAATTGTAAAAGCTGGAACTCCAGTTAAAGGTAAGACAAAAAAAGTATTGGAAAATCCTAATGAACCAGTTGTTAAAGATGATACAGCGACAGCAGAAGGTATATTACTATATGATGTTGATGTAACACATGGGAAAGCAACAGGTTCAATGCTTTTATGGGGATTTGTTGATTTAAATAAAGTAGCAACAGCTCCATCATCAGCAGCTCAAGGGGCATTAACAATGATTAAATTTATGAAATAGGATAGGAGATGATAAAATGAAATCAATTCATGAAATAGTTTCTGCTAAAGAAATTGCAGCATACTACACAGAAAAAATGAGTAATAAAATACCTTATCTTGGGGAAGTTTTATTTCCGAGAAGTAAAACATTAGGACTTGATTTGAGTTGGATAAAAGGTGCAGGGGGATTGCCTGTAGTACTAAAACCATCTGCTTTTGATGTTAATGTGACATTAAGGGATAGAGTTGGATTATCAAAGATAGAAACAGAAATGCCGTTTTTCAAAGAAGGAATACTTGTAAAAGAAAAAGACAGACAGGAACTAAATAAACTGTTAGGAAGTGGCAATACACAATATCTTGATTTGATATTATCTAAAATATTTGACGATGCAACTACTTTAGTTGATGGTGCAGTAGCACAAGAGGAAAGGCTAAGAATGCAATTGCTTACATCAGGAAGAATTGCAGTTACTGCAAATGGAGTAGATTTAGATTATGATTACAAAATGTCAGGTGAACATAAAGGTCAAGTTGTGGCATCTTGGAGCCAACACGATACAGCAAATCCAATAGCAGATATCCAAAAAGCACAGTTAAAAATAGCTACAGATACTGGAACGAAACCAAATAGGCTTATAATGAACTCGGTAACATTTAATAATCTTATGATGAATAAGGGTATTAAAAAAGATATGAATGTTCTATCTGGGGAACATATCATATTAACTGAGGAAATGGTTAAACAATATATGAAGAGCAAATTACAAGTAGTTATTCAGATATATGATAAAATGTTCAAAGATGAAACAGGAGCAGATAAGAAGTACATCCCTGATAGTACAGTAGCTATTATACCTGAAGGAACATTAGGAAAAACTATGTTCGGTACTACTCCTGAAGAATCTGACCTAATGTCAGGAACGGATGCAGATGTATCTATAGTGAATACGGGTATGGCTATAACTACTACTAAGAAGACTGACCCAGTTAATGTAGAGACAAAAGTATCTATGATAACACTCCCATCATTTGAAAGAATGGATGAACTTTTCATATTAGACACAGAACTATAGAGAGCGATTAAATCGCTCTCTATTAAAGAAATGGAGGAGCGTATGAAAATAACTAACGGTAAACAGATTTTAGATGTCACGAAAGGAGTATTTGAACAAGATTATAAAACACTTGGATACGGGCCTTTCAAAGAAGGTGAAACTAAAGTTGATATCACATCAACAGAAGAATTAGAAGATAATACAGTTGATGAGTTAAAAACCTTGGCAAAACAAAAAGGTATTGAAAATTATAACAAAATGAAAAAAGCTGAACTTATAGACGCTCTAAAGGATAGTGATTAATATGTCAAGGTTTTTATCTGAAGATGAAAAAATAAAAGCCCTTAAAGCAATCAAGTTTGATTTAGAAGAAAGGAAATTTCCTTTCTTTGAAGAAGATGAGATTGCTTTTTTACTTGAAAAAAATCTTAATATTATTGATTTAGCAGTCTATGATGGCTTAATTAAAAAAGCAAGAGTTGATAGTATTAAATTGCCATCAGGACTTGAAAAACCTAACAATAGGGAATATTGGCTTAATTTGGCTAATGTTCAAAAAGAAAAGATATTAGCAGGTATAAAGGCTGGAATTTATGCAGATGTTGCAAATGAGTTATTAGCACTTGGATTTACTGAAAGAAAAAAAGGTGGATTTATGATTATGAAAAGAGCTGATGAAATATGAATACAGAGTTCATTACATCTCAAGAGATAGCTGAGATAATCAAAGAGTTCGGTGGAGCTGTTCAAATCAATAGATATACCAAAGATGAATTTGGAGAAAGTGAAAATAATACAGTAGTTACAACAGTTTTAGCCTATTTTTATGAAAAAAGTAAAGGTATTAATTTAAATGTATCTATATCTGGAGAAACAGTTTCGACATCGGCATCTGGAACACCTTACAGACTTATGATGGCAAGAGATGTAGAAAGTGAAAAGATTCGGGTAAATGATGAATTTGTATACAATTTAGACAGGTATAAGATTATTGATTTAGGAAAATTTGAAAGTGCATATTTTGACATGTATTGTGAGGTGATTAAGTAATGAGATGGGATTTAAACGGTATATCAAATGGAATATTAGGGTTTGAAAACCAAATGATACAGAGGGTAGAAACTTATGGTAATTCAGCAGGTCAAAAAATGGAAGCACATGCAAAAGCCAATGCACCTTGGACTGATAGGACAGGAAAAGCGAGACAAACTATCACAGGTGGCGGTGAATGGCATGGCAATAAAATGCGATGCTATGTTGCCGGAAATATGGACTACTCCATTTGGCTTGAACTTGCCAATGAAAAGAGATATGCGATCTTACATCCTACATTACTTGCGATGTCAAACGATATATTGGAAGGTATGCGAAATCTGTTAGGGTAGGGATATGTGGAAAAAAATTTATAAACATTTAAAATCTAAAGGCTTTGATGTGTACTCTCCTGCTCAACATGAGGGGGTATGCACAGAGCCTTATATTGTATTAAGAAATGCCGGAGAGCTTAACAAAGATAGCCACAGTAATGGAATATACGATATATTAGTCTATTATCCAAAAGGAAAATATTCCAAATTGGAAGATTACAGACTAAGTTTAGTAAAAGTATTGAGTGAGCTTGATTATCTTAAAAAAACAGGATTAGAAACTCCTGTTATTTATGAAGATGAGATAAAGGCTTATTCTTTTAGTATTCAATATATTTTAATGAAAGCCAAAGGAGGAATATAGTTATGGCAATGAAAGAATTGAAACCAATACCTATAGCTAATATTGTTAGGGTAGAGATAGAAAACTATCCTGCCGGTGGCGGAGCTGGAACACCAACAAAACAATACAGGATAAAGACTGCTGATGAAATTACTTGTAAACCATTTGTTTCGGAAGGCAAAGAAGATATACTCAGGTCTTTTAATACTATTATGGCACAAAACAAGCTTGAGGACTTGATATTGGGCTATGAATTGACACTCAAAGAAGTTGCTATGTCACCTGAGGTATTTGCTCTAGTAGATGGTGGATCTGTAACTTATAAATCAGGTACAACATTCCAGTCTTATGAAGGTCCAGCTGTGGGGCAAGAAACAAAAAGGGAACTTTTCAAAGTAATGGTATACTCAGAGCAAAAAGACGCTAATGGGGGGAATGTATCTTATATAAAGACTACATTTGAGTATGGTAAAGGAAAACCAGCTGAGTTTTCATTTAAGAACGGAGAATGGGTTACACCTTCATATTCAATAAAGACAGCTGCTAAAATAGGGGAAAAACCTATAAAAATAGAAGTTTTAGACTCACTACCAGAATAATTACCAAGGGAGCATTAGCTCCCCTTTTTCATAAAGGAGATTAAACATGGAAAATACACTAAAAGCAATTACTATTGAAGAATTAAAGAAAGTAAAGACTCAGATAATTCAGATATCAGATTTTTCAGGAGAAGGTACTTTCAATGTTGAAGTGAGAAGACCATCCTTATTGACATTAGCTACCAGCGGTAATATTCCTAATGAATTAATAGGTGATGTAAATGACCTATTCTTTGGAAAGAAAGAAGAAAAAGACATTGAAATGTCTAAATTAAAAGAAATTTATGATGGTATCGTAAAAGCTACTTTGGTAAGTCCAAGTTTTGAGGAACTTGTGGAAAATGACATACAGCTTACAGAAGTTCAAATTGGGGAGCTGTATAAGTATGTTGTTGGGGGTGTTAAGGAGCTTAAATACTTTCGTGAAATCCAAAACAGCACTAAGACTGCTCAATATGAGCAAATTCTACAAAAAATTGCCGAGCTCAATTCTAAAGATTGAAGATGAATATACAGCTTTTTGTATAGATGAAGCAATCATGTTAATTCATCAAATGGCAAATGCCAGGGATGAAGAAGGCAATTTAATTCACCCAGACAATATATGGTCAGTTGAAGAAAGAAAATCAAAATCTAAAGAAATGTCAACAGACGAATTAATAGCCAGATTAGAAGGGAGGTTGAGAGATTGATTAATGTTGGACAAGCTATAGCTTATTTAGATTTGGATACAAGTAGGTTTAGAAGTCAGTTATCTTCAGTGTGGAATGATTTTAGACAGCTTACAGATAGTTCGCAAAATTTGGGCGATAGAATATCAACGTTAGGTGGTGGATTATCTAAGCTTGGTACAAACTTGACCTTAGGTGTAACTGCACCATTAGTTGGTTTTGGGGTAGCTGCTACTAAAGTATTTGGAGATTTTGAGGCTGGTATAAATAAGATATCCACTCTTGATACTGCTAATAAACTTAATATACCAAAGCTTAAAGACGATATTCTCAGCCTTTCTGATAAAATTGGAATAGCTACAGGGGAATTAAATGAATCAGTATATTCAATGGGCTCCGCAATGGGTGAAGTTACTCAGGATACTGTTAAGTATGTTGAAGTTGCATCCAAAGCAGCCATAGCCGGTTTCACAGATACAAATACAGCCGTTGATGGTCTTTCTACTGCCATGAATATATATGGCGACAAATCTGTGGAAACTATGAATTTATATGCAGATATGATGTTGAATGCTCAAAACTTGGGTAAGTTAAATTGCTCGGTTACAAAGAAATTTGTAGCATAAAACAGTGGGTTAATTCGAGGAAAACTAAATATTGTTGTTACCTTGATTATGTGATATAATATAATCGAGGTGAAAGATATGAAATTTGAAGATTTAAGCGGTTGTAAATTTGGAAGATTGACAGTAATTCAAAAAGATGCAAAATCAAAAGGAAGAACTAAATGGATATGCAAATGTGATTGTGGTAATGTGAAAAGCATACAAGCTACCCATTTAAAAAGCGGTGCAACTTCATCGTGTGGATGCTATCAAAAAGAAAGAGCCATTTTATGCAATACCATTCATGGAAAAACAACAACATCTTTACACAATAGGTGGAAAGCTATAAAACAAAGGTGCCTAAACTCTAATAATAAAAGATATCAAGATTATGGAGAAAGAGGCATAAACATTTGTGATGAATGGTTAGATTTTAGAAATTTTGAAAAATGGGCTCTAAATAACGGGTATGCCGAGAATTTATCATTAGACAGAGTTGATAATGATAAAGGCTACAGCCCTGATAATTGTAGGTGGACCGATGAAATCACTCAAAATAGAAACAGAAGAGATGTAGTTTATGTTAACGACATAGATAGAAAAATAAAATTAAAAATTGTATCAGAAATAACAGGAATATCATTTGCAACTTTATATGATAGAATTACAAAACAAAATAAAAAGTCTTTAAAAGAAATTCTTTCTGAAGAACAATACATGTTAATCACGAACCAATCAAATAAGAAATTATTTGAAGGTCTAGAGACTAGATAAAGTAAGCTAAGTAATAAAGCACTCAAATCTGAGTGCTTTATTATATGCAGAAATATCCACGAAATCCACTACCTAAACACATAATGGTGTAGGTAAAGAGATAGTCCGACACTCTTGTGAAAGCAGGAGAGTACAGGATAAAGAGCCTGTACACAACAGATGAAAACAACTTTTGGTGAAATGGCTTCATCCATGGGTGATATCTTACCAATAATGAGCCAATTAGGTTTGGGCATGGATATTTATTCAACTTCAATGGCTGTGTTAACCAAAAATGGTCTACAGACGAGCAAAGCAACAACTGGCTTAAAAGCTGCTTTTTCCAATATTATTAAACCAACAGATGATGCAATAAAGGTATCACAAGCTTTAGGTATAGAGTTTAATGCTGCTGCGGTAAAATCAAAAGGTCTATTAGGGTTTATGAAAGATGTAAAATCAGCTATGCAACAAGCAGCACCTGAGTATGTAAAAATCTCAAATTCTTATTCTACAGTAACATCTAAAATGGATGCTATGGAAAAAGCTGGTAAAAAGAGTAATAAAGAATATAAAGAGTTAGCCAAAACGAAGAAAGCTTTAGTTAAACAAATGGATTTAATGGCTCAAGCAGCAAATTCACCTATCCAAGGTTTTGCTAAGTTGTTTGGCTCTGTTGAAGCCTTAAACACCATGATGGTACTAACATCAGATCAAGGTATGAAGGACTTTGATGAAATCCTTAAAACTATGCCAGGTAGTATGGGGCTGGTTGAAGAAGGATTTAAGAAAATGGACAAAGGTGTAAAAGACACATGGGAAGACACCTTAGTCAAAATGCAGAATGTGGCAATAAAGTTTGGAGATATTATAGCTCCAACCTTTTCAAAAGTTATAGAAAAATTTTCATCCTTTTTAGATTGGGTTAGTAATTTAGATAGTAATACTAAGAACCTAATAGTTACTGTGGGCGGTTTTGCAGCAGCATTAGGACCGATATTATTTGTGACAGGGAAGATAATTGCTATTGGTGGTTCAGTCATTAGTTTTGTAAGTACTTTGGGTCCAATGATTACAAGCCTTGGAGCAGTAATAGCCGGAACAGCGACACCGGTTGGATTTTTAGGAACAGCAGTTGCTGCGTTAACAGGACCTGTGGGGATAGCAATAGCTGGAGTAGCTGCATTAGGTGTAGCTGGCGTTGCTTTATATAATCACTTTAGTCAAAAAGCTTTACCTGCTGTGGAGCTATTCGGGGAAGGTGTATCACAAGCCACAAAAGATGCAACTCAAGGATTTTTAGAAATGAATAATGAAGTTCATAAAAACCTTGAGAATTTAAAAATAAATTCAGAAGTAGTTACTCAAGAGATGGCAACGTCTATCTCAGGTAATATTAGTTCAATGGCTAAGCAAGTTATCACAGGTTTAAATCAACAAAGAGAAGAATCTAAAAACTCTATAACCGGCTTATTGGCTGATGTTAAAGATTTACAAGGTCAAACAAGTACAGAAATATTAGCCGCCATTGATGCTGATTATAATGCCAGACAACAAAAAATCCAAGATAGTGAAGCTAATATCGAAACTATACTGCAGACTGCAGCAAATGAGCAAAGAGAACTAACTACATCTGAGATTCAATCAATAAATGAATTAAGGACTAATATTACACAAGAAGGTATCCAAGTATTAACTCAAAGTGAAGTAGAGCAAAAAGTAATACTTGAAAAAATGAAAGAAAATGAAGGTATTATCTCTGCAGAAGCAGCAGCTGAAAGTGTAAAAAATGCTGTGGAGAAAAAAGAAAAAGTTGTTAAAGAAGCAGAGGAGCAGTATGAAAAAACCTTAGGTGAAATTATTAAGCTTAGAGATGAAAGTAAAGTAATCTCAGAAGAACAAGCTAATCAATTAATAGCTGCTGCTCAAAAACAAAAAGATGAGAGTATAAAGCACGCTGAAGATATGCATAATAATATACTTACCAAAGCAAAAGCTGCAGCGGGTGAAAACATTGACATAGTAAATTGGGAAACAGGAACCATTAAGTCTAAGTGGGATGTTTTTACAGAGCAAGTAAAGGCCAATTGGGAATTAATAGGTGCAAAATGGAGAGAAACCTGGGCTAAAGCAGGAGCGGAATGGGCTAAATTTAAAGAGCAAATAGCTGCTAATTGGGAGCTAATAAAAGCTCAATTCACAGAGAAAATTGCCAACATTAAAGCCCAGTTTGCTACCTTTAAAGCTAATATAGTAGCTAAGGTGGAAGAGTTAAAGCAAGGTGTCATTACAAAATTTAATAAACTAAAAACTGATATCATTAGTACCTTTAAAAACATTAAAGATACTATCACTGGAAAAATATCTGAAACTAAAGATTCTGCTTTAAAAACTGCCAGTGAATTTTTAAGTGTAGGCAAAGATATGATAAATGGAATCATACAAGGAATCCAAAATAAAGCAGGTGAATTAATGGCACAAGCTGAGGAGATGGCAAGAAATGCTGTGGAAAGCGTAAAAAGGGCATTAGGTATTAAATCACCTTCAAGAGTTTTTGAAAATGAAGTTGGTAAGCAAATTGTGGCCGGCACCGCACAGGGTATGATAAAGAATAAGCATATTCTAAGTAATACATCGGATAAAGTCCACAAAGAGCTTTTAAAGACTGAGAAAAATAACCTTCTAAATCTTAATAGTCAATTAGAAGCTTTAGACAGAAAAATTAAAGAGAATAAAGCTATTAAGAGAAATAAAGCAAATAGAGAAGAGTTAAATGCAATGAGAGCTCATCTGTTGGAAGAAAAGAAACTTTTAGAACAACAGAAAAAAGAAATGGAAGCGATGAATACCACTAAGTATATGCAAGAGACTTTGATTTCAATCCATGACAAGATGACTGCTGCTCAAAAATTGCATAATGAGAAAATGGCTAAACTTAATGAAGATAGCACAAGAGAGTCTAAGGCAAGATTAAAGAAGTATGGCTTAGAAGAGATAAATGATAGGTATACTGAGTTAGCTAACCTTGAAAAAGAAAAAATACTAACTGTGAGTAGGCAGATAGAAGCTATTGAAAAAGAAATAATTTTAAACAAATCCACTGTTAGAACTAAAGCTAATAAAGACCGATTAGACCAAAAAGCTAAAGTCTTAGAAGCTGAAAAGAAAATGTTAGAACAGGATAAAAAGAATCTAACAAGCTATTCAGATGCATTTGCTAAGACTTTTGAAAAAATGCAAGCAGACTATCAAAAAGCTTTTGATGCAATTGAAAGCAAGCAAAATTCTCTTGCAGAAAAATTAAAATCATTTGGGAAATTAATGGAAACTATTAAAACAGATGATGGCAAAGAAATACTCCAATTAGGAGATCTTAGGGGTCAAATCTCAACCATCAAACAATATGGTGATGTTTTAGATGGGTTAAAAAGGCGTGGAGCAGATGCAGACGTCATTAGCCATGTACTCAGCATGGGTGTGGAAGAAGCCGTAAAATATGGTAATTTACTTCTACAACAATCACAAGCTGACTTTGAAACCTATAATAAGCTAATGGCCGAAAAAAGACGTGTGGCAACAGAAGTTGCAAGTAAAGCTTATGCTACCGAGTTTTTAAAGCTTAAAAATGAGCAAGGTTTAAGAATGCTTGATTTAGGTATTACCACAGAAAAACAATGGGGTAATATAAAAACCAAAATGCTAACACCTATGGAACAAGCAAGAAAAAGCATAAACACAACTCTTAAAAATATTGAAAACTCATTTAAAAATATGAGGCTGGTTATTCCAAAACCCAAGGTACCCAAAATTGATGTATCTTATATTAATCGCGGTGGTGTATCAGTTCCCGATTATAATGTAAGTTGGTATGATAAAGGCGGAGTATTTTATGGTCCATCAATAATAGGAGTAGGAGAAAAAAGACCTGAATTTGTAGGCGCATTAGAGGATTTAAAAACTGTGGTAAAATCCGCTTTAAATGAAAATGGTGGTAAAGCTGTCTATCAAGTTACTTTTACTGGTAATATAAATGTGAGAAATGATAATGACATTAGAATGTTAAGTAGAGAGTTGGGGGATTATATATTAAGTCAAGACAGAGCAAGGGGTGAGATATAAGTGGCTGAGCAAATTATTTCAAAAATCACAGATTTTAGCTTTGCTGGGGTAAATTTAAAAAGTGTACCAACAGCTTATGTATCAGAGGTCAATAGACCTCTGACTCCAGCAATGTCTGTGGAAGAATATAAGATTCCAAACAGACCAGGGAGTATAATAGTTAAAAATGCTCACAAAAGAGTAGAGATTCATATTAAGTTTTTATTGGGTGGTGATAATAGACCAAACCTACTAAGACAACTATTATCACCCTGGCTTAAAGGAGAATCACCACTTATCTTTGATGATGAACCTGATAAATTCTATCTTGGAGAAATTATTGATGAGTGCAGTATTGCCGAGAGGGAGTATTTTACAGAAGTAGGTATTAAAATACTCTGCAGACCTTTCAAATATCAAATACATGGTGATGCACGAGATTTATTAACAGCTCAAGCAACGATGCAAACATCGGGAGCTACCATGGTTACAAATAAAGATAGTTTTGTGAATATAACTGCTCCTAAAACTGGAGTTATCACAAATAATGGAAATATGACCTGTAAACCTGTTATAAGGCTTATAGGCAGTGCTACTCTGCTAACTATTAAAGTTATGGATTTTGCTTGTAGTATTTCAGATTTAAAAGCTGAAGAAGTATTTATAGACTGTGAAAAAATGATAGTCTATAAAAACCAAGGCACAAAGAAAGTAAATAGACTGGGGAGTTTTACTGGTAGATTCCCTGAAATAGTGCCAGGCCAAAATGATGTTGCTTTTGGTGGTAGTGGCTTAAGGATAGATGTTGAATTCATCTATCATAATACTTATGTTGTGTAAAGGCAGGTGGTAAAATTGGAATTTAATAATGAAATAATTGATGGTCAAAGTACAGTTGCAGAGAACTTGGCAAAAAGTAATAGAAACTTTATGCTATTAAAAGAAATATTGGGGAGTGGAGCGACTTCTCAAGATATTCAAAGTATGTTAAATACAATATCACAGACTTATGTGAAAACTGCTGATATAGTCAATAGTTTAAATAGCACTGATACTAACAAGCCAGTAAGTGCATTACAGGCTAAAAATTTAAAACAGGACATAACGAATTTAACTGGGCAATTGCAACAACTCAATCAAAATGTAAATGCTTTAACACAAAGTTTAAATCAAAATATATCTAATCTAACTCAACGATTGGATAATAAAGTTGAGAAAACAGATAAAAACATCTATAAATATCTACAATCGATAACTCAGCAAAATGTAGATATTCTCAAACACGCAGAGAATTTAAAAGCTACTGGCACATTTCAGTTGTACTATAACAATGCAAATACACCTACTGGAAATTGGGATTGGTGCTTTGCTGATGTTTGGTATTTCAATGACAATACAGTAAGGTTACAAATCACAAAAATACTTCCGCCTTATACTATTGCCAAAAACAACAAAATAAATGGAAACTGGTCGGGATGGACAGTGATTTAAATTGCTCCCCAAGTAGTCCAATGTGTTCCGTTACTACTTCTAACAATACAGTCGTAACGTTGAAATATTAATCAAGGAAAGAGGTGATAAAAATTTTAAAAATACTTGATAAAAACTATAATATATTGGCTTATCTCAATCATATTCAAGATGATATATCAATCAGGGAGGTTATAAATGGTGAGTATACTCTATCATTTAAAGGGAATATTGAAGAATTAAAGACAGTTTACCTATATGATGAAAATAATCTATTAGAAATTGACGATGATTATTTTAGACCAGTCAAGATAGTAGATGAGAGAACATCAAACGGAATGACATATATATCCTGCCAAGCCGAGCATATCTCTTACGACTTGCTTAATACTAAATTTGCAGATTTTAAGTATATTTATAAAGACATCAATACTGTAATGCTACAAGCTTTACAAGGTACAGGATTTACCTATCAAGGTTCGGATATCACACTTAAAACAAATATCCAATATGAACAAGAAACGAACGCTAAGGCAATTACAATTGCTATAGCAAACGACTGGAAAGGTGAGTTAAAGTATTTTCAAAAACAAATATCAGTACCCAAACGCAGAGGGCAAGACAGGGGTGTTCATTTTCGACTGGGAAAGAATTTAAAATCAGTAAGGCGGACAATTGATAGAAAAGAAAGAGATGAGCAAGGCAATCCAAAAATATCTTATGAAGTGGATATTATTGATTTAAGAGAGCAACCAGATTATGGTGAATTAGAATATTTTGAGTTGGGAGATACAATAACAGTCATAGATGAGCTGTTAGGTATTGAAGTAAAAGCAAGGATAGTTGAGTGGGAATATAATCCACTTCATAAAGAAAATACTCGGGTAAAGCTTGGGAATATCTTATCTGATATTAAAGGGAGCCTATCAGGTATTACAGAAAATAAAAAAGCTCTACAAGAGTTTAAAAAAGAAGTATCAGAATCAGGCAAAGATTGGGATAAGATTAAACGCATAACTAATGATTTAGGTCAGGTTATAGCAAGTGAAATAGCTGGAATTCTTAACACTTCTAAAACCCTTGTAAGTAATACTACCGGAACTGTAACATTAGATAGCAATGGACTATTAATACATGACCAGCCAACTGAAGTAAATTCAACCTGGGCTATGAGGTTAAACTCTACCGGCTTTATGATAGCTAATTCTAAGTTGCCTGATGGTAGCTGGAATTGGAGAACATTTGGTACAGGTGCAGGATTTACTGCTGATAGCTTAGTAGCTGGTATAATCAAAGGTTTAGAAATACAAGGTGTAAATATATTAGGCTCTACTGTTACGGGTGGCACGGTAAATGGTGCTAATATCAACGGTGGTCGTGTTAGGATGGGTCCTGCTGATAGATATATAACGGTTGATAATAGTGGAGTTTTACAAACTCACATGGTTAGTGGCGATACAGATATTGTCACATTAAAGATACATCCTAATGAATATGATATTAATGACTCACGCTTAAATGGCATGTTAGAATTTTATGGTGGCAATTTAAATTATTCAAAGGGTGTTCTAATGGGGTTAGCATCCAACTCCAATACTTTTTATATGCGTGGCAATGATAATTTCATGAATATGGGATTTACTGGAGGCATCCAAATGCTTGCAGGAAATCATGGGGTAGTTATAGGTGGTAGAGGTGGACTTAAAGTTACAGGTGATAAAAACTCTTTGGTTTTTACAGAAAACTATGGTGGTAGACTTTTATATGCCTATGAAAGTGATAGGTGTTATTTTGCAACACAAGGCACAGGTGAACTTAAAGATGGAGTATCTAAGATTGAATTAGATCCGATTTTCTTAGAAACTATAGAGACAGATGACTATCATATTTTACTAACTTCAAAAGATAAATTTATACCGCTATATGCTACAGATATTACAGAAAAATCATTTACTGTTAAATCAGATACTATCAAAGATGGTGTCTTTTTTTATACCCTTTCAGCTATTAGAAAGGGGTACAAAAACAAGTATTTGGACGAGGTGCAAGATGAAAGTGCTGATTAACTACATTAGAAATCCTACAGGTCATAAAGAAATTAATAAATACTCTACTATGCAGTTATACACTCATGACAATTCAGAGTGGGAGATAGTAGAAGTGAAAGATGATACAAAAATACAAAATCTAGAGTTTGATGAAGATAATAATCTTGTAGATGACATTGAAAAAGTTAAACTTAAAAGACAGATTGAAGAGATGGCAGAAACTATAATTGATAATGAATTTAATGATTTAATAAAAGGAGAATTTGAAAATGATGAAAACAGTAGACTACTTGAAGATATTGGCTAAGAAATTGGCAAGAAAAGGCAACAAAGAAAAGATAGAAGATTTTAAAACAAAACTTGATATCTTTTTGATGAGAGATAGAATAACCTTTGATGAATACAATGAAATTTTAGAGATATTGGAGCCTGTTGAGGCAACAACATCTTTAGAAAGCGTTGAAGAAGAAACGGAAGAGGCTTAATTAAATATAGGGCAACAAATGAGGACTGATAAGGTCTTTTTTTATTGCCTTAAATTTTAAAAAAGGAGATGATACAATGAATTTGAGTAATTTCGGAAAGGCAGTATATACAATGATTGCAATAATTTTAGGTGCAGTAGCTAATGCACTTGGCGGATTTGATTCTGCTCTTAGATTGTTAATAGTTTTAATAGTAGCGGATTATGTTACAGGTATTGCTGCAGCAATAAAACTACAAAAATTAGATAGCTCGGTTGGATTTACCGGGCTTATTAAAAAAGTAATAATATTAATTTTAGTGTGGGTAGGATTTGAACTTGATAAGTCCTTAGGTTCTCAATTTTTAAGAAACGCTATAATATTTTTTTATGCCTCAAATGAAGGTGTATCGGTTCTTGAAAATACGAGTAAATTAGGTGTTCCATATCCTGATAAGCTAAAAGATATACTTGAACAATTGAAAAATAAGGGAGGTAAAACTGATGCCTAAAATATGTATTGACCCTGGACATGGCGGAAAAGATCCAGGAGCAACGGCACAAGGAGTAAATGAGAAAGATATAGTGCTAAATGTCTCTACAACACTAAAACAGTTATTGGAAAAGCAAGGTATACAAGTCATAATGACAAGAACAAATGATGCATTTGTAGAGCTTAAAGAGAGATGTAACATTGCGAATAGGGAAAAAGCCGATGTATTTGTTTCCATACATTGTAATAGTGCATCAAGTACACAAGCACACGGATTTGAGATATTTCATTCAATAGGTTCAACAAAAGGAAATAAGTTATCTGCTGATATAAAACTATCTGTGAACGAGAATAAATCATTAATACGAGCTGACAGAGGTATTAAGACAGCTAATTTTACTGTACTAACTGGAACGACTATGCCTGCCGTTCTTGTTGAGTTAGCCTTTATATCCAATGATGCTGATAGAGAAATACTAAAAACAAAGCAGAATGAATTTGCAAAAGCCATATGTAAAGGAATATGTAATTACTTGGGAATAAGTAATATAAGTAATAAAGGTACTGATATATTATCGGAGCCAACAGTTACAATTCAACAGATGAAGCAGTGGGCGAAGACAAGAACATCAAATAGAGAGTTTATTGACTTGGCAGAGTTATATTATCATTTATCATTGGAAAGAAATATTAATCCAGCTATTTCATATGCGCAATTTGCACATGAAACTGGATTTTTGTATTCTATAAAATCTGCAGCTGGATTAGATGCATCATATCATAATCCTTGCGGATTAAAAATCCAATCTGGTGGTGGAGATTATGATAAAAATGCACATATGAGGTTTAGAACGTGGCATGATGGTATATCTGCGCATTTAGACCACTTAGCGTTATACTCAGGAGCTAAAAACTATCCTAAAAAAGATACATTAGATCCAAGGCACTTTGCTTACTTATTGGGGACAGCTAAAACAGTTGAAAGTCTGAGTGGAAAATGGGCGCCAAGTCAAAGTTATGGTGATAAATTAAAAGTATATATAAAAGAAATGGAGAATATTAAAGTTATGGAAAATACACAAGAGCCAAGTGCATGGGCAAAAGGGAACTGGGAAAAAGCAACTGAATTAGGGCTGATAGACGGTACACGACCAAAAGATAATATAACGAGGCAGGAGCTAGCAGCAGTTACAATAAGATTATATGAAATGTTAAAGCAGGGATAAAAAATAAGTAATTTTTTAATTGCAAGGTAAGGATAAAACTACACTTTATGGCATATAAGGTGTAGTTTTCTTAGATAAAATGAAGTATCCATATTTATAGAAGTTATTTAAAAACTTTTATAAA